TCTTTGATGATCCAGATAAACTAGCTACTATGATCCGCTTAGGCGAAGCATTTGGTGATATGACTAACTCTGCAGACGATTTAAAAGACGCTTTTGGTGACATTATTGGTCTTATTGATGAGATGAAATACGGAGAGTTATCTTCCCTTACAGACGCAGATAAATATGGGCACTTTAAGACAGAAGCGGAGAAATTGGCTGCAGACGCTATGGCAGGGAACGTTAAAGCAGGAGAAAAGTTAGCGGAAACTATGAGTAGCTTTATAGATCTTTCTAAGTCTATGTTTGGTGGAGTCGGCGAGTTCATGAAAGATAGAGACTGGGCCTTAAAGATGTTAGAAGATTTCCGTGCTTTAATGGGCTTTGCTAATGGTGGAGTAATATCAGGGGGCTTCAGAGCTTTTGCTTCTGGGGGTATAGTTAGTAACCCTACAATGGGTTTAATCGGAGAAGGTAGGTATAATGAAGCAGTGGTGCCTTTACCAGATGGAACTAGTATTCCAGTCCTTCAGAATAACTCTCCTATGGTAGAAGAATTAAAAGCCTTTAAAGAGCAGCAAGCCTCCTTAATGCAAGTATCTATTAATACTAGCTCTCAAGAAAGAGAGGAGATGCAAGATGCTATTATAGGTTTAAAAGCGGAAATAGTAGAACTTAGGAATAGTAATGAAGAATTTGGTTCCTCAGTGGAAAGAATGTCTACTAGTATGAAGTATAGTAGAGCATAAATGGCCTTAATAACTACTCAATTAGCGTACTTACAGGACGCGTATGCTAAAAGGAACTATTTAATAGAGTTAGACGCGTATAACCTAGCAACGGAAAAACTGGAAACGTTATACTATTCTACAGGGGGTTTTACTACAAGCCCTACAGATACTCCTGCTAATACATACTATGAGTCTAGAGTTAAGTCGGCCCTTAGTATGTCTAGAAATATGTACTCTCCTGGAAGCATAGGCGGAAGAAGTATTCCCTCTTTTGGTACTATTAAATTAATGAATACTGATGGAGATTTAGATTTTTTAAACGACTACAGTTTAAATGGTAGAGATATTAAAGTAAAGATTGGGGATGGTTCCTCTTACGATACTTTTTTTAATATCTTTGTAGGTACAATGGATCAAATTGAATGGTCTGCTGTTGAAGTACTAATAAAAATTAGGGATTTTCAACACAAATTAGATAAGCCTATTGAAGAAGAAGTTTATGTAGGAACTTCAATAGCCTGGAATCAGAGGGCTCAAGGAGGAGGGACTGCATTAATAATTCTAGACCCAAGTTCTAGCACAACGGACCATTACTATCGTAATATGGATCTTGAGATTACAGGTGGAAAAGGTTATGGACAAAAGAGAAAAATTGATGAGTATGATGGTACCTCTAAGTATGCTACAATTAAAAGCACTACCCCTTGGGTAGATATTCCAGATGCTACATCTATCTATACAATATTCGATCATAGCAACGGGGCAGATAGATTAAAAAATAAGATAAAGCCCGTATGTTATGGAGAAGTATCCCACATCGAGCCAATAGAAGTAGACCCTAGCAATAGAATTTTCCAGGTACACAACGGTCCAATAGAGAGTATTGATGCCGTGTACTCTGGGGGGAACCAGCTGGGTAGCTGTAGTATAATAAAAACTCCCGCGTACACCAATGCTTTTGATTGCGAAACTGATATGGGGACGTGGACTACTACAGGTATTACAGAAGACTTAGCTAATGGTAAGTTTACACTTACAGCAGCAGTAGGGGGAGGGTCTTCTGCAGATTATGTAATAACAGCAGATGTTAAAGGGTCTAAAGAAGTAGATATTTTTTCTACTGCTGTAGCCACTTACGATTCTTCATTAGGGGGCATTGTAAAAAGAATAATTTCGACAAAAGGTGGACTACAATTAACCGATATAAACACTGATTCCTTTAGTACATTTAGTAGAGCAACTACAGCAATCGAGTATGGAATACATGGGTATTATGTTCCGGAAGGAGAAAATATTCTTAATATTTTAGACTCACTGGTATCATCTATGGGGGCGTTTTACACTTTTGATCGCTCGGGGAAAATGGTATTAGGTGCATTGACCGAGCCTGAAGTTACTCCCGTTCAAACCTTCACTGAAGTAGAAATAAGAAGTATAAGTAGAAGATCTACAGGTATCCCCTCTATTTCTCAAACTATAGGAACTAGAAAACACTGGAAAGTATTCTCTGAAGGAGATATGGCAGGAGCAGTATTAAGTGATAATGGGTATAAGTATAGACTAGAAGAAGAGTTTATAGATGAAAAATTTGAAGACCCTACAGTTATTACTAAGCATTTGCTTGCGGCGGATGGGGAGAAGGTAGACACTTACTTAACCTGTAACTGTATGGGGCACGAGGAAGCTAAGCGTAGACAGGAATTGTACGGAATAAAAAGAGATTTATTTGTTTTAAAAGTAAAAATACAACCTTTTGGGTTAGATTTAAACGATACTATAATGGTTAAAATTGACCGGTATGGATTAACTGATGGAAAAAATATGAGAATTGTATCATTAAAAGAAGATGCTTTAAAGAATGAGGTAACTATGGAGGTCTGGGGATGAGTTTAGCTATTATTGGTGATAACTATTTAGATAGCTCAGATACTTATATTCTACCAGAGTCTGAAGCGTCTACATTACTTTCAGGTAATCTAAAGGATAGACAGATTACAAAAGTATGGCGTACTGGGGATCAGGCGGCTAATGGCGGCCTGCATATAGTAAGTAACCCAACAACTGCTGACTGGATAGAGTTAGGGGAAACCTCAGCTACTGCAGCTCGTTTCACTTTTACAAGCACTGGTAGCTCCAATTCTACTACTCGTGTAATAAAGATTATGCCAGACATCGATGATTCAGTAGCAGAGATTTGGCAAGTTATTAGCAGATACTTTAGCGGGAGTGGAGAAGAGAAATTTACGGAAGATGGGGGAGCTGTAGCAAGTAATCATTTTGGGTACTCTGTAGCTACTTATGGAAACTATATTGTAGTAGGAGCCCCAGGAGTATCCTCAGGAGCAGGAGCCGTATACTTATACAATATAGATGGCACTTTTATTAGAAAAATAGTCCCTACTACCCCGGAGACGGGAGCAAAGTTTGGGTGGTCAGTAGCTATACACGAATCCCAAATAATTGTTGGGTCTCCTAATGCCACTTTGTATAGTGGGGGGTCTCCTCTAGTAGATATTGGGGTAGCATATTTATTTGGAATAGACGGAGTACAGAAAACTCAACTACTTCCTTCAACGGGAAGTGCGGGGTCAAACTTTGGTTGGGCTGTAACAATATCTGCTAATATTATAGCAGTTGGCGGCCCTCATGGAAACCTTGGCGCAGGAACAAATCAGGGAACAGTACATTTTTATACCCCCGCAGGCGTATATCAAACCTATAGAGCCGAAGGCACTACGTATAAAATGGGGTACTCTTTAGCTTCCAATGGAGGCGACGTATACGTAGGGCAACCTGACAGAGTACTACCTATAGCAGGAGTAAATAAAGCTGTGGGCGCTGTTATCAGATTTATAGCAGCAGATGCAGGAGGCGCATTTGCCGAATTCCATTTCGGAGTATTAGATGGAGATGTAGATGATGGAGCAAAATTTGGGCACTCTGTAGCATGTACAGACAGTAAAGTAGTAGTAGGAGCTCCTTATATGGATAATGGTTCTAATGTAGATTCTGGGGGAGCGTATAAGTTAGATATGGAGCTATCAGGTGCCTATACTAAATTATTCCCCTCGGACCCTACTGCAGGGGATCATTTTGGGGTTTCGGTAGCTGTATCCCCGAATAATATAGTAGTAGGTTCCCCTTTATCAGATTCTACAAGTAATACAGATGCAGGGGCTTTATATATATTCAATAATGACTTAGTACAGATACGAAAAGTCGAAGCATCTGATGAAGAGGCTAATGATAATTTTGGGCTAAGTATGGCTGCGTCAGACAGTATCATTATATCAGGGGCTCCTTATGAGGATGGAGTTAGTGCAACAGACGCAGGAGCAATATATACATTTAGAGATGAAATAAATGTAAGTGTTGGTGGCCCTACTAGAGATTGGACTCCCCCAACTACATCTATAGCTTATGTTATTGGGGGCCCCCCAGTTAGTGTAGGTAATACAACTTCTGGCCCCGCACATAATAGACATATACATTTAACCTTGAATGACGTTCTAGCTACAGCATCTTATCCTGGGGATAGTAGTTTACCTTATGGAAATGGGTACTATTATAAAACTAAAGCGGGCTGGGAGCACGGCAACGGCTTTATAGAGGGGCATCAAGGCAACCAAGAAACTACTAGTATTCAGATTGAGTTTGGAGGGCAGAAGTTAATAGATAGCCTATCTTTACTTAATCATAACTTTTCTGGGGGCGCTAAATGGCGGGTACGTTTTGCTACAGACTTAACTGCAGAGATGGAGGCTTGGCCGAATAAAACTTGGGGCAACACTACTGTTAGTATATGGGGGAATATAGTCAATAAATGGAGCTATGTACACCAAACAGATTGGCAGGATGTTTGGCCTACAATGGGTTCCTTTGGCACACTACCTTACGGAGTATTCTTATGGGGGACAAATATTACTGCAGAGCAACTAGAAAGCTATAAACCTTTCGCCTCACATCTATTATTAGATACAGCAGTATCCGCTAAGTTCATTAAAATAGACATACAAGATACCGCATCCCCTAGTTATTTCGAAGTAGGGCGTGTAGTAGTAGGGAAGGCCTGGAAGCCTTCAAGAAACATGAGTCGAGGATGGACTCTAACATATAAAGATCCATCCAAGATTACCCGGTCATTAGGCGGTCAGACCTATGTAGATACTCTTAATAAGTATAGGAGTGTTAAATTTAATTTGAAATATCTAACTGAAGAGGAGATTTTCGAAAATGCTCTAGAGTTAGATAGAACAAAAGGATCAAGTGGAGATGTACTTATCTATACAGATACTAAAGCACCTGCACATAAATTATTTAAACAAACAATATATGGACGTATAGCTGAAATATCCCCTATGAAACATAACATAGATGGATATTGGAGTCGTTCGTATACAATAGAGGAGTTATTATAAGATGGCATGGCCCGTAACACTAAATGGTAGAGTATACAGTGCAGATGATTTTGCAGGAACTGCGTATGTAACAGGAATGCCAGACGCATTTGAAGATTTTGCCGCCCACGCAGCATCAATTCATTCTGGCTTAGCTGAACAAGCTATTGACTTAACAACAGTAGCATCAGAAAGACACGCTACAATTACCTTACTAGTATCTTCTGTTACTACAGTAGTAGCAGGTAGTACAGTTAGTGTAAATAAAACTTTTGCCCCAGGGCAGCCTATAAGAGTATCACACTATACAGGAGCAACTTTAGACGGCTTTTTGGACGGTACAGTAACTACATACAACCCTGTAACTGGATCTCTAGAGTTCTATGTAGGAAGCAGAAATAAGTTTAGTGCTGCGGCTTCCTATGGAGGGGCCTCAGATCCTTGGAGTATATCTATTGGAGGCATTGGAGACACTGCACCATTAGACCCAGCAGGAGATTACTACACTCAATTAGCTGCAGATACTAAATTTTTAGACGCTAGTTCCAACCTAAGTGATGTTGCTAGTACTGCAACAGTAGTATCTAATTTAGGTATTACAGCTACAGTAGCAGAGCTTAATGATGTATGTGATATATCGGCTTCAGGAACTTTCAAGAATAGTCACGAACATGACTCTGTATATGCTAAAGTTTTCACAGGAGGTACTACTCCTACAGCCACTAAAGCAGGAGATACTTGGGTAAATGGATCCCTTATTAGTATTGCTACAGCTTCAGGAACGGGTAGCTGGAAACAAGTATTCCCAGCAATATACTCATAATAGGACAATAATATGGCAAATAATTTACAAGATAAAACACCTGCAGATACTTATAAAGACGTACTGCACTTAGGAACAGCTACTCTTATATCTTCTGGCACAGGGCTACCAGCAACTACAGGACAGATAGTTTATGATGGAGAAGGCAATGCCTCAAAACTAAAACTTAGTCAATCTAAAATAGAAGCTGATAGTATTTACATTACTAATGGTACTATTACTTCTCTCTCTACCCCTATATCAGAGGTACAAGGAGGCACAGGGGCTACAAGTATTGCGGCTTCTAAAACTGCTTGGAGTTTGGATAATGTTGATAATGTATCTATAAACTCTTGGGGAGGCTCATCAAATGTAACTACTTTAGGCACTATTACTGTAGGAAGTTGGGGTGGCACTGCCATCCCAGTAGCTAAAGGGGGTACTGGAGCAACTACCGCAAGCGCCGCACAGATAGCGCTTGGACTGGGTAACGTAGATAACGTATCTATAAACTCTTGGGTAGGCTCCACCAACCTAGCTACAGTAGGTACTATTACTTCTGGAGCTTGGAACGGAGTAGCTATACCCTTGGCATATGGAGGAACAGGCTCTGCAACAGCAGCTGGTGCTAGAGTAGCTCTAGGACTAGGTACCTTAGCCACTCAAGCCAGTAGTTCCATAGCAGCTACAGGGGGTACCTTAGATAGTGTTACTATATCAAATAGTACTTTTACTAACCCTACAGTGACTTCAATGACCTCAATAGAGGTAGGGAGCATAAGTATTACTACCGGAAGTATAGCACATACTACAGCTTCTTCATTTATTACTATCCCTAACATTCTTAATACCACTATAGTTAGTGATAGTTTAGAAGGTAAAAAATTATCAGTAACAAAAACTACAAGTGGAAGTACCGTACCTGCAGTTTCTATTTCTCAGTATTCTACAGATACTGCTGATCTCTTAAGTATTACAAATAGTGATGTTGTCTCTACTTTTAAAGTAACCTCAAGCGGAACTGTTCAAGGAACAAAAATGGCTTCCGAAGATCACGCATCTTTCAGAAATGCTTCCGAAGCTGTAAACTTTGGGGCAACTTCTCAATACTCAGTAGCAGCGGGTACTTTAAATACAGTACAGAGTCATGATAGTAAGTTTACTTCAGGTAATATAGTGGTAGGAGATGTAATTCGTATTAAAGCATCAGCCGGTGGAACTTGGGAAATAAAAGAAGTCCAATCTATTACAAGCTCAAGTATTTTAGTTTTAACTGAGGACTTGACTAGTGATTATACTGATACTACTTATTTCGAGAGAATTAGTTCTGCGGCAACTGAAAAGATGGCTATTAAAAATGATGGTACGGTAGAGATTGATGGTGGAGGGTATAATACCGGGCATTTAGTTCTTGGGGTATATCACCTATGGGTGGATGCTACGGGGGACTTAAGAATGAAAAACTCAGCCCCTGCTTCGGATACAGATGGTAGCATCGTAGGTACTCAGAGTTAAAATTAAAGGGGTATCTTCGGCACCCCTTTTACTTTTCTAAATTTTTAGTTTACATTTTTTAGAAGAACGTGTATAATTATCCCTATAAATGAAATTATTAATAATTTTCATATTTCAAAGGATTTAAATAAAATATGTCATTACCAACTTACGACATTACTATTAAGGTAACAGATAGCAACGGTAATGATGTTGAGGGAGCATTGATAGTTGTGGTTTTAGACCGCACAGAAGTTGACACAATCTCAGGGGACACTTATGTAGTTCCTGCTAAGGTTGTATCAACTACTAATGCTTCTGGTGTCTCGGTAGTTTCTTTGTGGCCTAATACTCGAGGGTCTACAGAAAGTCAGTACCGCTTTATAGCGAGAAACCCCGATACTGGACATACATATTTTGATATTATGGGAACTGTGACAGAAAATGCTGCTAATTTAGTAGATATTGCACAAATTCCTCCATACCCTGGCATGTCCGATGGACAAGCTGCAGTAGATACTGCAGTCAGGGCCGCAGCAGAGGCAAAAGCTGCACTTTCAAGGTTAGATAACTTTTACCAAACCCCCGAAGCCCCACTAGATAACGCGAAAGAGTTAAATATTGGTGACTTATGGTATGATACCGATGATGACAAACTATTTGTCTATTCAGGAGACGTACCTGCCTCGGAAGCTTACTGCAGGAGTTTAATTACAGGAGCTAAAGTAACAACACATATAACGGAAACCGCATGTACGGGAGCTGGACATTATTGGACAATAGCAGACTGGAGACCAGTCGCTTTAGCCGGTTATGTCGAAGAAGGCATCTCTACTACTTCCACTTTTACCTATGCTAGTACAGACAATGAAATCTTAAACGGTGGAGTCTGGTAGTAGGTTATCAACTTTTAAAAAGGAAATAAAATGGCTTATAATAAAATTTTACTAAAACGTCGTGACGGCACGGATACTACCCCTACCCTGGAATTTGGTGAGTTAGGTTGGAATCAGCTCGTACAAAAATTATACATTGGTACCAACGCTATAGGCGGGGGTGTACTAGAGATTGCAGGCGAGGGCTCCTTCCTATCTCTATCTACTGTAGCAGGTAGTCAAACAGTATCTCAAGATATAATTCTTGGAGGCACTAGTGCTTCAAAATCGCAATCATTATTCTTTGAAGATAATAGTGCGGACAAAACAAAGATGTACCAAGATGGTGGCAATTTAGTTATTGCTACATTAGATGGCGGTACATGGACAGACCAACTTAAAGTACAAGACAGTACAGACTTAGTTTGGGCAAATAACGGATTTATAACAGGCTCTATTAAATTAGAAACTGATGGGTCCGGGGGTAAATTAACCCCTACAGGCACTAATGGCGGAGTTACGCTTATTACTACAGGTACAGGTAAAGTAATAATTGATGCTGATACTACCGGAGCAGGTGTAGAAATTAGTGCTGGCTCTCAAGGGGTAGATATTAATTCAGCGGGTACTGTATCTATTGATGCTACAGGATCAGCTAAAGCTGTTACTATTACATCAAATAATGATAAGGTAACCATTACTGGTAAAGGATCAAGTGCAGGAGCTGTTAAATTACATGCAGACTCTTCTCATTCAGATACTACAGTAGAAATTAATTCAGCTGGTACAGGTACTTCAGCAATAAACATTGATTCAACTGGTGGAGTAGATGTAGATGCAGCAGCATTAATCGATATTACTTCTTCAGCTGGAGACGTTGCACTAACGGCAACTACTAAGAGTGTATCTATTTCTGGGGGTGAAAATGCAGCTGATGCAGTACGAATTCAAGCGTCTAACGCGGCTGGTGGAATCGATATTGATGCTGGATCAAAGGGTATACTTGTAGATACTACAGGAACTATCAGTTTAGATGCAGCAGCAGCTTCTAACTTTAATACTAGTGTTGGAGCTATTACCGTAGATGGTAAGACTGGCGTAAATATTAAACAAGACGGAACTTCCGCAATTATAGTAGCTTCAGATGCAGATGTTAGTTTCCCACATACAGGTGGCGCTACAGGCGATGCAGACTTCACAGTTGCTGGTTACGCTAAGTTTACTGATGCAGTAGAAGTAGATAACATTAAGATTGATGGTAATACTATTACCTCTCTTGATGCTAATGGAAACATTAATCTTACTCCGGCAGGTACTGGCGAAGTTAACATTACTAAAGTAGATATTGACTCTGGTACTATTGATGGCGTTGTTTTAACAGGCGGAACAATCAATTCTTTAGTTACTTCTACTGGTGGATTAAATGTAACGTTAACAGGTACTGTTGCAGTAACTACAGGTAGTACTGCAGTAAGTGGTACAGGAACTTTATTTAATACTGAGTTAGTAGCAGGGGATGCTATTAAAATTGATGGTGTTCCATATGAAGTAGATTCTGTAACTAACAATAGTTCTTTAGTATTAAGCTCTAATGCTACTACTACGGCTACTGGTGAAGCGGTCTATGGGGACTCTAACCTATTTAAAGTACAAACGGGCTACGGAACTAGTAAGTTTGAAATCGATAAATCAGGTAATGTTGATATTAAGACAGGCGCTTTAACTGTTGCAGGAAATTTAACTGTTAATGGTACTACAACCACTATTAACACAGAAACTATTCAAGTAGATGATAATATTCTAATCTTGGGTGATGTAAGCTCCGCTCCAAGCTCAGCTACAGTATCAGATTTCGGAGTATCATGGGCTAGAGCAGTTGCTAGTGGTGGTTCTTTTGTACGCAAGTACGGTGGTATGGTATGGGATGAATCTACAGACCAGATAATCATTTCTGACGACTTAGGTAGCACTAACCCAGGGTCCGCAACAACAATCAATAGTTACGCAGACTTTAGAGCTAACCATGTTAGAATTGGTAGTGATACTATTAACAGAGATGTTCAATGGCAGAAAGTTTATGATAAGATCTGGGCAAGCGCAGTAGGAGATACAGGCGGTACTCCAGATTCATTAGTAGCAGCAGACCTAGATAAGCTATTAATGGTTAAAGCTGCCGGTAGCGGTGGATACGAGTTCCAAGTTACGGACACTCTTGACGGCGGTACTTGGTAAGCTAATATGCCTAACCAAAAGATTCTATTAAAAAGGTCTGCAACCCCCGGTAAATTACCGGGAGTAGGTGACCTTAATTTAGGTGAAGTAGCCTTAAATACTAACGATGGTAGACTATTCGTAAAGAAAGAAGTCTCTGGAGTTGCTAGTATAGTAGAATTAGGCGTGGGGCCTACCTTCCAGTTAGTAGCTGGGGGTAGCCCTTCTCACGCTCACTCTGTATCAATTACAGGACAACAAGCTCTAGATTTAATTGCAGGAGTTGTAACATCTGTTACATCTAAGTCTAGTTCTACTTCTGCTCACACACATGACGTGACTATTAAGTATAGCGCCGCAGATAAAGGTTTTGTTTTATTCAATGCCTCCGGTATCGCTACTAATCACGCTACAGCCCACACCTTAGCTGCAAATGGCGGAGGTGCTGGAAGTATGTCGGAACTCAGTGATGTAGACCTCACAAGTGTTGCGAATAATAACATACTAAGATATAACTCTACTACCACTAATTGGGAAGCTAGAGCTATTCATACGGATGCTAATACAGCTCCGTCCTCTCCTTTGATAGGAGACTCATGGTATAGTATTACAGCTAATACTTTGTACAAGAGAGTAAATAATGGAACCTCAGATATTTGGTTAGACACCACAACTGCAGGTACAGGGAGTCTACCAAGTCAAGGGGGGCACTCTGGAAAAGTTTTAACAACTAATGGGTCCACCGCATCTTGGGGGGTTTCTTTTTTCACAATGGATGGGGGAAGTAGCACTTCCTCTGATAGCGGATTCGCTGACCTTATATTCGACTTAAGTTAGGAGATAAATTAAATGGCAGTAAAAATTCAATTTAGAAGAGACACCGGTACTAACTGGACCTCTAATAACCCAATTCTACTAGAAGGAGAGTTAGGACTAAATACAACTACTGATAAATTCAAAGTAGGAGATGGCACAACTGCATGGAATTCTTTAGCCTACGTTTACGGGGATTGGAATACTTTACTTAATAAGCCGGCAACATTCACTCCTACAACAGAAAACGTACAAGATATAGTAGGTGGCATGGTTTCTAGTAATACTGAAAGTGGTATTACTGTTACTTACGAAGATTCAGATGGTACATTAGATTTTAATGTTAATGACCCTACTATATCCCTTACAGGGGACGTAACAGGTTCAGCTACTATGACTGACTTGGGTAATGTAAGTATTACTACAACAGTAGCAGCAAATTCAGTTGCTCTAGGTACAGATACTACAGGTAACTACATGACAGATGTCACAGCAGGTACAGGGGTATCTGTTAGTCATACTGCTTCAGAAGGTTCTACTGCTACAATATCTATTGGGCAGGCTGTAGGCACTACAGACGACCCCACATTTAATAATTTAACAGTAGGTGGAAACTTAACTGTAAGTGGTACTACTACAACAATCAATACTGAAACTATTAATTTAGCAGATAATATTGTACTAATTAACAGTAATGAGACAGGTACTCCATCACAAGATGGTGGTATAGAAATTGAACGAGGTACTTCTACTAATAAAACATTATTGTGGGATGAAAGTGCAGATAAATGGACTGTGGGAAGTGAGACTTTCGTAGCTAGTACAGTTGAAGCTGCTATAACGGGTAATGTAACTGGTAATGTAACCGGTGACTTAACTGGTGATGTAACCGGTGACTTAACTGGTAATGTAACTGGTAATGTAACTGGTACTATAACAGGAGCAGCAAGTTTAAACGTTCTTAAAGCCGGGGACACCATGACAGGTCTTCTGACTTTAAGTGGCGCACCTACGGGGGCAAATCATGCGGCTACTAAATCTTATGTAGACTCGGTTACTACAGCACAAGATCTAGACTTCCAAGGAGACACTGGAGGAGCTTTAGCTATTGATTTAGATTCAGAGTCACTAACTATTGCAGGTGGCACCGGTTTAGATTCTATAGGCTCAGGCAACACAGTTACTATTAATATAGACTCCACAGTGGCCACTTTAGCAGGAAGTCAAGTATTATCTAATAAAACTTTAGCGAGCCCTGTATTAGAGGGAGCTATATCTGGTACATCTATAAAAGATGAAGATGACTTAATATCAGACTCTGCTAGTCATTTAGCTACCCAACAATCTATTAAAGCGTATGTAGATGCACAACATGCAGCTATGAACGAACTTTCAGAACTAACGGATACTGTTATTTCTACCCCAGCTGCAGGACAAGTTCTTGTGTATGATGGTACAAATAGTTGGGATAATCAAACTACTACTATAGCTTTAACTGGAGATGTGTCTGGTTCAGCTAATATGGATGCTAGTGGAGATGTTTCTATTACTGCTACTATTGCAGATGATAGTCATAACCATGTTATAGCAAATGTAGATGGATTACAAACAGCTCTAGATGCCAAAGCAGACGATAGTACTACTATTACTGCAGGCACTGGCCTAACTGGCGGAGGAACTTTAGCTGCAGATAGAACATTTAATGTAGACACAGAATGGGTACAAGATAGAGTAGGAGATATGTTCTCTAGTAATACTGAATCAGGTATTACAGTTACTTATCAAGACTCCGATGGTACTATAGATTTGGATGTTAATGACCCTACTATAACACTTGCAGGAGACGTAACCGGCTCGGCAACAATGACAAATTTAGGTAATGTTTCTATTACTGCTACTATTGCAGATGATAGTCATAACCATGTTATAGCAAATGTAGATGGATTACAAACAGCTTTAGATTTAAAAGCTCCTCTAGCAAGCCCTACTTTAACAGGTACTCCAGTAGCCCCTACCGCGGTATCTAATACTAACACTACTCAAATAGCTACAACAGCTTATGTACAAACAGAAATTACTGAGCTAATTGGAGGAGCCCCAGGAGCTTTAGATACTCTTAATGAGTTAGCTCAATCAATTAATGATGACTCGTCGTACGCAGCCACAGTAACAACCGCTTTAGGTACTAAAGTAGCCACTACTTCGGCGCAAGCATTATCAGCTTCTGCTAATGCTATGACAATTAGTGGGCATACTATTACTCTAAATCGAGCAGATGGTACTACTGATACAGTAACAGTTCCTGATAATAATACTACATATACTGTAGGGGATGGCGGATTAACTACTAATGACTTCACTAACGCAGACCATACTAAATTAGATGGTATTGAAGCCTCTGCAGATGTAACAGATGCTACTAATGTAGCAGCTGCTGGTGCAGTGATGGAAGCAGATACTACAACTGCTGCTATGTCTTTCGTTGTAGATGAAGATAATATGACTTCAGACTTAGCAACTAAGGTACCTACACAACAGTCTGTTAAGGCTTACGTAGATTCTCAAGTAGCTAGTAAAGATGCTCTAAGTGAATTATCAGGTACTTTAGATGATATTGCAAATGGTTCAACCTATGTTAAATCTACTAATGATTATACTGGTGCTGAAAAGACTAAATTAAGTGGGATTGAAACTTCTGCAACCGCAGATCAAACAAATGCAGAGATTAAAACTGCATATGAAGCTAACGCAGATACTAATGAATTTAGTGATGCGGAGCAAACCAAATTAAGCGGAATTGAAACTTCTGCAACCGCAGATCAAACAAATGCAGAGATTAAAACTGCATATGAAGCTAACGCAGATACTAATGAATTTAGTGATGCGGAGCAAACCAAATTAAGTGGCATAGCTGCTTCCGCAGAAGTTAATGTTCAGCCAGACTGGAATCAAGCTACTACAAGTGTAGATGATTATATTAAGAACAAGCCTAATGTACAGTACACCTCTGCAATTGCAGAAGGTAACTCAGGGCTTGTACCTTCAGTAGGTACATCAGGCCAGTTTTTACAATACAATGGTTCTTGGGCAACTCCTACAGACACAGATACAGATACAACCTATACAGGTGGTACGGGTATTAATATTGATGGCGCTAATGTAATAACTACTACAGCTATTGCATTAACTACAGTTCAAACCGCAGCAAGTGAATTAGCTCAGCTAGCATTAACTACAGAAGAAGGTGATGTTGTAGTTCGTTCAGATGAGAACAAAACTTATGTAAGAAATTCAGGTACTGCAGGTACAATGGCAGACTTTACGTTATTAGCTACTCCTACAGATACTGTACTATCAGTAAATGGAGATACAGGGGCAGTCACGGTTACTCATGATGGTCTTAGTGATTTTGTAGCTAATGAGCATATTGATTGGACATCTGATCAAGGTGCTACTAATCTTCATGTTAATAACTATACTAATACTACATATACTGTAGGGGATAATGGTTTAACTGAAAAGAACTTTACAGCTACACTAAAGACTAAATTAGATGGAATTGAAACTTCTGCAACCGCAGATCAAACTGCTGCAGAGATTAAAACTGCATATGAAGCTAACGCAGATACTAATGAATTTAGTGATGCAGAGCAAACTAAATTAAGTGGAATTGAAACTTCTGCAACCGCAGATCAAACTGCTGCAGAGATTAAAACTGCATATGAAGCTAACGCAGATACTAATGAATTTAGTGATGCCGAACAAACTAAATTAAGTGGCATTGATACTTCAGCAGATGTAACAGATGCAACAACGGTAGCAGCTGCTGGTGCAGTGATGGAAGCAGATACTACAACTGCTGCTATGTCTTTCGTTGTAGATGAAGATAATTTATCTTCAGACTCTAGCACTAAGGTACCTACACAACAGTCTGTTAAGGCTTACGTAGACGCGCACACCCACTCAGGGTATGCCACAATGGATGATGTAATTGCTATGGCGATTGCTCTTGGATAATATAGGAAAATAAAATGGCAAATACATTTAAAAGATTTACATATAACAATGTACCAACTACACTGACTCCAGTTTACACGGTACCAGCAGCCACAAAAGCTGTAGTTATTGGAGGGGTAGTATCTAATACTGCTTCTGGAGTAACGGTAGACACTACGGTAGTGGTATACGACGGAACTGCTGAAATCAGCTTAACAGGTACAGATACTCCGATCCCTTCAGGAACTGCTTTAAGTTTCGTAGATGGGAAGATAGTATTACACGCAGGAGATGCTATAAGAATAAAAAGCTCTGCAGCTAATTCCTTAGATACATTAGTTTCAGTGATGGAGATAACCTAATGAGTGGGTACATTGGAAGAGGTACTCCGGTAGCTGTAGAAGATGGCTCAGTAGAAGCAGCAGATATTGTATCTAATGCTATAACAAACGCTAAAATGGCAGATGATGCCATCGGTATTAATGAACTAAGTGCAACAGGTACTGCTAGCTCATCTACCTATTTGAGAGGAGATAATAGTTGGGCAACCCTAACTGGAGCCTCCCTAGATGTGGGAGATACTTTCAACAACCCTAATGACATTAGTGCTGATGTGACAACCACACTGGTTACTACTAAGAACCATATGTTAATAGGCGATATAACAGTATCTGGAACAGCTACTTGGACAGTAGCTGGATCAGGTGAATTAAAAATTATTTAATAAGGAGAAAACAATATGGCTAGTACTTTAACGGTCGATAAAATTAAAGGTGGGTCAAGCGGTGTTGCTTTAACCTTACCTACAACTGATGGCTCGGCAGGGCAATTATTAAAAACAGATGGCAGTGCAGTATTAAGCTGGGCTACTGATGTAGACACAGGAATTACTTCAGTAGCAGCTGATACAACACCTCAACTAGGTGGAGATTTAGATTGTAATGGGGCTCAAATACAGTGGTCAAAAGGTGCTGATGTAGCAAGTGCTACTGCTTTACCTGTATTGACTGATGGTAACTATTTTGATGTTACTGGTACGACTACTGTTACTTCAATAAATACTACTGGTGGTGCTGGAACACTAATCAAGTTACATTTTGATGCAATTTTAATATTGACTCATCACGCTACTGATTTAATTTTACCAAGTGGTGCTAATATTACTACTGCGGCAGGAGATGAGGCAGAGTTTATTGAATATGATACTGGTGATTATAGATGTACTAGTTATACAAAAGCAGATGGTAGGGCTTTAATTGCACCTACTAATAATGCAATAACTAGCACTGCTCAAGCATTTACTGAAGACCAAACCTTTGAAGCAATTACTGAAACTGTAACTGCTAAGTCAGCAGGATTCACACCAGATTTATCTAATGATGGTACTGTTTATAATGTAACTGGGGCGGTGGCAGTAACTATGCCTACTGCTGAGAGTGGTAAGTCATTTACTATCATAGCATCAGCACCAGTATCTTCTTGGACTGGTACTATTAAATGGGCAAGTGCTACTGTGCCTACTGGTACTGGTATTTGTATCTACACATTCGTATCAGACGGAACAAACTGGTATGCTTTTGAAGCAGGAAATGCTTTTGGATAACTTAGGAGAACATTATGGCTTTTACAGCAGACAAGGTTAGACAAGGCGTACAGAAGGATACTGGATATAGTATAGATAACTCACTACGTTTTAATGACGATGATAGTGCTTATTTAAGTAGAACTCCTAGCAGTGCTGGTAATCGTAAGACTTGGACTTGGAGTGGTTGGGTTAAGAATGGTAATATATCAATTCACCGATGTTTCTTTAGTGCTTTAACCTCAACTAATGAAGCAGACATTATTCAGTTTAGGACTAATGATATATTTGAAGCATATTGGAATGGGTCTAATTCTGGTATTTTAAATTCAAGTGCAAAGTATCGTGACCCCTCTGCTTGGTATCATATAGTAGTTGCTGTTGATACAACCCAAGGTACTGCTGCTAATAGAGTCAAGTATTACATAAACGGAACTCAAATAACAGACCACTCAACAGTAGTGTACCCAAGTCAAGACTATGAAACCTCTGTCAATAATAATGTACTACATCATCTAGGAACTCGCGTTTTAAGTTCTTCGTCTAGGCAGAATTACTTTGACGGCTACCTAGCAGAAGTACACTTCATAGATGGTCAAGCACTAGACCCTACATCATTCGGTGAGACTGGTACTTACGGTGAATGGAAGCCTATTGAAGTAACAGGTATGACCTACGGTACTAATGGTTTCTACTTAGACTTCAGTAATAGTGGCTCATTAGGTACTGATGCTTCTAGTAACACAAACAACTGGACAGTTAATAATCTAGCGGCTACTGACCAGATGTTGGATAGTCCTACTAATAACTTCTGTACTTGGAATCCGTTAATGAAGGGTGGAAGAACTGCTCTTTCAGAAGGAAATTTAAAAGTAAACAATACTTCTGCTATCCAAAATAATTACAATGGTACTATTGGAACGCAACTAATAACTTCTGGGAAGTGGTACTGGGAGCATATGTACACCAACCCTAAGGATGGAATGTTAATTGGTATGTTCAGAGCGCCAAGCACCAATTTTAACGCCTGGTTATCAGATGGTGATGGCGGCAATATATGGGTAGCGGATGGCGCTTTCCATTGGGGTAGCAGAGTTGAATACGACTCATCACCTCCTTATTTAGGTATTACTGTTGGTAATAATAACATTCTGCAAATTGCATTCGATGCAGACACTGGCGATATGTATGTGGGTGTGAATGGCACTTGGGCTAATAGTGGAAGTGCGGTAATGACTGGGATAAGTTTGAATGGCGCAGCTGGATGGGTTACAGGTGTTAGGTGTAATGCAGAAAGCGGCACATTTTACAGTTATGCTAACTTCGGACAAGATTCATCATTCGCTGGTAACAAGACAGCACAAGGCAATCAAGACTCTAACTCAATAGGTGATTTTTACTACACACCCCCTACAGGCTTCCTAGCATTATGTACGTCTAATCTACCTGACCCTGCTGTTATACCTAGTGAGCATTTTAATACTGTGACTTATACTGGTACTGAGAACGCTTCAGTTCACGGTGCTGTTACAGGTGTGGGTTTCCAACCAGATATGATTTGGTTCAAGAATAGGAACTTTAGTTATAATAACGCTATTTATGATGCTCTTAGAGGAACTAATAGTTACCTTGTAACAAACTCTACTGGCACAGAGGTCAATCCCCCTGCAGGTAAAGATTTAACTTCTTTTGATTCTGATGGATTTTCATTAGGCACGTCTTGGGGAGCGATAACTTGTGGTAAAGAAGGTAGTACCTTTAGAACCTATGTTGCTTGGAACTGGAAAGCA